TGTCGCCTTGGAAACTTGTGTCGCAACGTGAGATCTTTATCAAAGGTCGTAAGAACTTCTCTATTGATATGCTTGGCATCTCGCAACTTGATTACCTTGAGTTGTATAAGAAGTTTACTTACACCAACCAAGAATCATATCGTCTGGACCATATTGCTTTTGTTGAACTTGGATCTAAGAAACTAGATCACTCAGAGTTTGACACATTCAAAGAGTTCTACGAGGGAGACTGGCAGAAGTTTATTGAATACAACATTCATGATGTTCGTCTGGTAGATCAACTAGATGATAAGATGAAGTTGGTTGAACTAGCATACACCATGGCATATGATGCTAAGGTAAACTATGAGGACGTGTTTTCACAGGTTCGTATGTGGGACAACTACATTTACTGTGAACTTCTTAGGCGTAAGATTGCTATCCCTCCTAAGAAAGAGAGTGCAACTAAAACAGAGAAGTATGCGGGGGCATATGTTAAGGAACCGAAGCCTGGATTCTATGATTGGGTGGTGTCTTTTGATCTCAACTCTCTGTATCCTCATCTCATTATGCAGTACAATATTTCACCCGAGACACTACTCGACCAGAGACATTCAACAGTTACAGTTGATAAGATCCTTGAGGGCGAAGTAGAGATTGATGGTGAGTATGCTGTGTGTGCTAATGGAGCTCAGTATCGTAAAGATAAGCACGGGTTCCTGCCACAAATGATGAAGAAGATGTATGACAGTCGTGTTATATTCAAGAAGAGAATGATCAAGGCGAAGCAACAGTATGAGAAAACTCCTACTGTTGAACTCATGAAAGAGATTGCCCGTTGTAATAACATCCAGATGGCAAAGAAGATCTCTTTGAACTCTGCTTATGGTGCTATCGGCAACGAACACTTTAGATACTATCGTCTTGCTAATGCTGAGGCAATCACTCTATCCGGTCAGGTTTCCATCAGATGGATTGAGAGCAAGATGAACCAGTACCTAAATAAACTGCTCTCTACAGATTCGGTTGATTATGTCATCGCATCTGACACTGACTCAATTTATCTTAATCTCGGACCTCTTGTTGATAAATTTTTTGGTGCTAAGTCTAGCGACAAAGCAGCAATTGTTTCCATACTTGACAAGATCTGTGAAGACAAGTTGGAACCATTCATCGAATCCTCTTATCAGGAACTTGCGGATTACGTTGCGGCGTATGATCAAAAGATGAGTATGAAGCGTGAGAACATCGCTGATCGTGGTATCTGGACTGCGAAGAAGCGTTACATTCTAAACGTATGGGACAGTGAAGGCGTTAGATATAAAGAACCAAAGATGAAAATCATGGGTCTGGAGACTGCTCGTTCTTCTACTCCAGCTTATTTTAGGGATAAATTGTATGCAGCGTTTAAGATTATTATCGGCAAGACAAATGATGAACTTATCGATTTCATCAATGTTGTCCGAGCAGAGACCAGACTGCGACCTTACGAAGAGGTTGCCTTCCCCAGAGGCGTTAACAACCTGGCAAAATATCGCCACCCGACTGAGATTTACCAGAAAGGAACACCCATTGCGGTAAGGGGTGCTCTGCTCTATAATTATTATGTCAAGAAACATAAGGTAGAACATAAGCATCCTCTTATTCAAGAAGGTGAGAAGATCAAGTTCATGTATCTCAAGACACCTAACCCTCTCCATGAGAATGTGGTTAGTTTCTTTGGCGAGTTGCCTAAGGAGTTTGGTATCGAGAAGTATGTGGACTACCAGACACAATTTGAAAAGTCTTTTCTCGAACCACTGAAAAACGTGCTATACTGTGTCGGTTGGCAACACGAGAAAACCATTACCATTACGAGTTTCTTTGGATGAGTAAGAGAATTTTTGTTGTGACATGGACTAACCATCTTGTCGGTCAAGTAGGACCAGAGGACATCAAGTGCTTTGAGGACTACCAAACTGCCTGTGGGTTTGCTAAACTCATGGGTCAGTCTTATAATTATGTAAACTTTTACGAGGAGAATGTAAACCAATGGGATTTCTAGACACAGTAATTAAGGATAGTGGCAATGAGTTTGCTAGTCGTGTTAGCGAAGGGGTTGCTGCTGGCGATATTACATCTTACGTTGATACTGGGTCTTACATCTTTAATGCCCTGGTTAGTGGTTCGTTGTTTGGAGGTTTACCCTCCAATAAAGTTACTGCCTTGGCTGGAGAATCAAGCACTGGTAAGACTTTTTTTGCTCTCAGCGTCGTTAGTAATTTCCTTGCTGATAATCCTACGGGTGGAGTCATTTATTTTGAGTCTGAATCTGCTATCTCGCGTGATATGATTGAGACTCGTGGCATTGACAGTTCACGTATGATCATCATGCCTGTCGCAACGATCGAAGAGTTTAGGACACAAGCTTGTCGTATCCTAGACAAGTATGTGAAAGAACCTAAAGACGAGAGGGTTCCTATGTTATTTGTGTTAGACTCTCTTGGTATGCTGTCAACATCTAAGGAGATGGAAGACGTTGCTAATGACAAGCAGGTCAGAGACATGACTAAGAGTCAATTGATTAAGGGTGCCTTTCGTGTGCTTACCCTCAAACTAGGACAGGCATCTGTTCCTATGATTGTTACCAACCATACATATGATGTTATCGGTTCTTATGTTCCGATGAAAGAAATGGGTGGGGGAACAGGTCTTAAGTATGCTGCTTCCACAATCATTTACCTTGGTAAGAAGAAAGAGAAAGATGGTACTGAATTAGTAGGTAACATCATTAAGTGTGAGGCAAAGAAATCTCGTTTAACAAAAGAAGGTAGTAAAATTGAGACACGTTTATTTTTTGACGAACGTGGACTTGACAAGTATTACGGACTACTGGAACTGGGTGAACGATACGGAGTCTTTGAGCGGGTTGGCAATCGTGTTAAGATTGATGGTACTTCTGTTTATCCTAAATCGATTCTCGCAGACCCTGAAAAATACTTCACTGAAGAAGTAATGACTAAACTCGAAGAAGCAGCACAGAAAGAATTCTCTTATGGCAACTGAGCGCATTCAACAAACTATCTTACGTAATCTCATCTTCACTGAAGAGTATTATCGTAAGGTAGTTCCTTTCCTAAGAGCAGATTATTTTGAGGAGTATCATGAGAAAGTTATCTTTGAAGAGATCGCTGACTTCGCTGGTAAGTATGACAAAGTTCCTACTCAGGAAGTCTTATCGATTAATCTCCAAAATCGTAATGATCTTACTGACGAAACGTTCAGAGATTCGTTATCGACAATACGAGGACTCACAGACGAATGGGTTGACTACGAGTGGCTCCTCGACGCAACCGAAAAGTGGTGTCAAGACAGAGCAATCTATCTCGCCCTTATGTCCTCGATCAAGATCGCAGATGGAGGCGATAAAAAAATATCAAAGGATGCGATCCCAGGTATCTTACAAGAAGCCTTGGCAGTATCGTTCGACGAACACATAGGACACGATTACATTGAACAAGCAAAAGACCGCTATGAATTCTACCACCGCAAAGAAGAGAAGGTTCCCTTTGATCTGGAAAAGTTTAACTTTATTACAAAAGGTGGTATCTCTAACAAGACTCTCAGTGTCGCTCTTGCTGGAACGGGCGTCGGCAAGTCTCTATTCATGTGCCATTGCGCTGGTGCCGCACTCACGCAAGGGAGGAACGTACTCTATATTACATGTGAAATGGCAGAGGAGAAAATTGCTGAACGAATTGACGCAAATCTTTTAAATGTTTCTATCAAAGATATTGCTGAACTACCTGAAGTTATCTTCAATTCTAAAGTTCAAGAGATCTCTAGGAAGACTAGAGGCAAACTTATTATCAAAGAGTATCCCACAGCATCAGCACATGCAGGGCATTTCAAATCACTTCTAAGTGATCTGTCTCTCAAGAGAGATTTCAAACCAGATATAATCTATATTGATTATCTGAACATCTGTGCATCAGCGAGGTATAAAGGTGCGATTGTCAATTCTTACACGTATGTCAAGGCGATTGCTGAGGAGCTCCGGGGTCTTGCTGTGGAATGTAATGTTCCTATTGTCACAGCTACTCAAACTACTCGCAGTGGTTATGGCAATAGTGATCCTGACCTTACCGATACTTCTGAGTCTTTTGGTTTGCCTGCCACTGCTGACTTTATGTTCGCTCTTATCAGTACTGATGAACTTGAACAACAGGGTCGCATCATGGTCAAACAACTTAAGAACAGATACAACGAAACCGCTGCCTCACGAAAATTCATGGTGGGAATTGACAGATCCAAGATGAGGCTGTATGATGTAGCGGAGGATGCTTCTGACATCAACATCAATCAAGAGGACCCTGGTGAAGAGTTCTCACAATTTGCACAAACACAAAACCGACTATCTAAATTTGCTGAGTGGAATGTATGACTATTAAATTTGAACGCTATGAAGAATTTGTTTCAGCAGTTACTTCAGAGGCTTCTACAAACTTTGTTGACTTTGCTGATCGTATCGGGGATCTTGATCGACAAGGTGCCAATATTGAGAGATTGCTTACTGCTGGTGTTGGAATTAATGCTGAGGGCGGTGAGTTCCTTGAGATCATTAAAAAAATGGTCTTCCAAGGAAAACCGTGGAACGAAGATAATCGTGAGCATCTTATCATTGAGTTGGGTGATGTTATGTGGTATGTTGCTCAAGCTACAATGGCACTTGATATATCCTTCGATGAGGTAATTGAAACTAACGTCAACAAACTCAAGAAGCGTTATCCAGGTGGTGAGTTCAATGTTCATAACTCAGAAGTTCGTGCTGCTGGCGACAGATAATGTTCAGTCTCTGGATCCACCTACGAGCATTCTTTTCTGTTGTAGTGGTGAGTTGTGCTCACCCTGTCAACTGGGAGCAATGTGTTCGTGTGGACCAGTGGCTCTTGCCAGAAGTTAAGGAAGGGTATAGATTATGGACAGGACAAACCCACCCATATCAAAGTGAAAAAGATTATCTCAACCTCCCCTCTAAATAGTTAGGCGGGAGGTTTTCTTATGGCATTTAATAGCATACCTAAAAACTCCTCTGAGATGAGATCTCTTGCTGGGAGTAGTATTGAAAAGAAATACATAGGACCAATCATTCAGTTCTACAACCATATTAAAGAGCATTATGGCATAGAAGATGCGTTGGCATTTAATCCTAAAACTAAAGCAGGTAAGAGTTGTAAAATTATGCGTGGTTTGAAAGGAACAGTTGATGTAACAAAGGTTAAAAAACAGGTAGGATTAGATACTAATTTTAAAATTACTTGGGGTGATGGTAGCAGAGGTAATCGTGGCACAGGTAATAGAGGCAATTTATTTGAAGGACAACTTGAGAATGGATTGAACGATTGGATTGAAGATGGAGAATATACAAACAATCAATACAAAGGATTTATTGATGATTTAATTAAGTATTACGATCTAGAAGATTGTCAAGTTGTGAAAGTAGTTGCTGAAGGTGGTGAAAATAAAAAGAGACCTCTTAAGTATGAGAATGGAAATTGGAAAGTTGGCGATGCTGATGGATCACACTATGATATTGGATCTACAGTTACAGACCTTACACTGACAACAAAGAAAGGATCTAAAAAAAGTGTTATCTATCTTTCTCTTAAAACTAGTGGTACTACTACCATGTCTAACTTGGGAGTAAAAAAAATATTTACCAAGGATGATATACAGAAAGGTGTTATCCAAACTGATGTTGGATTAAAAGTTTTAGAAACTTTTGGTATTAATAACGATAGGTTTTGTAGAATTTTTAATGAAGCAGCGATGGGTAGAGTTAGAAGTGGTGGAAATGATCCCAACCCACAATTTAATAGAACTTTGTTGCAGGGTATGATTCGTGGATCTATTGGATATGGATATCACTATACACATAAGCAGGGAAGTAAAATTAAAAACTTTCCCATGACAAAACAGTTATGTGATCGCGCTACTAGTATCACTTCTGTAACTGTCCACTATGGCGGCAAGACTGGGACAGGACAACGTGTTGATATCACGGTCAACACACCCATCATGGAACTTAAGTTTAACATTCGTGACACTAGCGGCAGTGCGGACCCATGGCCTGATAAACTACAGTCAGCGTATAAGTTTGATGGTGAAGCTGTGTTCAGTGTTCCTGAGGATGGGTACGTAGACTAATGGCAAACATTAAACAGCTCAAGCACCTAGAGCACTTGGAAGATGAGATGCTGAACTATGGCGTCGATGGGTGTAAGGCAGCAGTATCATTTTTAAAAGAACTCCGCAAGATGTTGGGTCAGCAAGAGAGTGGTGGTTTTATGCAAACTAAATGGGACGGTGCGCCTTCTGTTATCTGTGGTATGGATCCTCTCGCTAATATCTTTTTTGTGGGAACTAAGTCTGTATTTAATAAAGACACTCCCAAGATTTGTTATTCGGAAGAAGATGTTGACTCCATGTATAGTGGAGACCTTGCAGAAAAACTCAAGTTTTCGTATAGGTATTTTAGTAAACTTGGTATCACGGGAGTTATTCAAGGAGATCTTCTTTACACTTCTGATATTAAAAAAGAAACTATAAATGGGGAACTACTATACACTTTTAGACCTAACACTATTACCTATGGTATTCCAGTAGATCATCCTATTGGTAAAGCAGCAGGTAGATCAAAAATTGGTGTAGTATTTCATACTCATTATCGGGGAACTGACTTACCTACAATGCAAGCATTGGCGGGAGCTCCTGTTGATACTTACAATGATATTCCTGAAGTTCTACTTGTCAAAAATGATACTCCTATGGATAGGGTTGGTTTCTCTAAAGCGGAGATGACTAAATTCAATAACTATATTTCAAAGATCGAACGTATGTGTGGTATCTGTGGTAATTTCTTGGACGAATTAGTTGCCAAGACAGGCACTACTGGTGATTCTAAATTTCATATAGCATCTTATCTCAAACAGTTCTTTAATAATGAAATCAAGAATGCTCGTAGTATTGTTAGAATTGATGAGACGATGTATGACATGTTGAACTTCTATGAGGAGAAAACAAGTAAAGAACTTGCCAAGATCAAGACAGTTGCAAACCTGACTAAGAAGAGAGAACTTGTATATGGTAGTCAGAACTACGTAGTAGATAATGTATACAAGTTCAAAGCAATGCTTACTTTGTATAAAGAACTACAAGCAGTCAAGCAAATGGTTATAGATAAACTTGACCATCTAGAAGAGTTCAGGACTTTTGTCCAAACAGAAAAAGGATATAAGGTCACAACTCCTGAAGGATATGTCTTACATAAAGACGGTGATATGATTAAGTTTGTCAACCGTATGGAGTTTGCTTACAATAACTTCACCCTACAGAAGCAATGGCGTTAAATTGTAATACTTGCTACTTTACATTTGGTAGGTTTCAACCACCTACCACAGGACACAAAGATAACTTTGATGGGGTGAAACGTATCGCGGGTAGTCATGACTATCGGATCTATATCTCTCAGACGTTTGATACTAAAGGTAAGAACCCCTTACCACCTGATCGTAAATTGTATTATATGAACTTGATGTTTCCAGAACATCGTGGTAAAATAATTTCTGGACCTAAAGATCCTGTCGCTATTATGCAAGACTTAATGTTGGGAGGATATAATGAAGTTGTATTTTTAGTTGGATCCGATCGTGTTGGTGCGATGCAGTTCTTACACAAATACAATGGTAAAGACTTCTCGTTCAGAAAAATCGAGATACAATCTTCTGGTAGCAGAGATGCTGATGGAGATACCTTTGCTATTTCTGGAACGAAGATGAGACGTGCCGCATTTGCTAACGACTTTAAAACATTTCGTTCTGGTATTCCCAGAGCATTGAATGATAAACAGTGCCAGCAAATGATGATTGAGATACAAGCAAATCTACCTGCGAATTTTAAATGAAAGATTTCAAGAAACTACGTGAAGAAGCACTGCGTCAACAACAGCGGCAGGAAGAAATATTTAAAGAAGGTGATGCTGTCATGTCATCACGTACAGGAGAGAAAGGACATCTCCATAGAGTAGGTGGAAACTATGCTATCGTAATTTCTGAAGAAGGTAATATGTTTAGGGAGTGGATTAAGAATATTAGATCTATAAATAATACGAGAAGAACCTCCTTGTTAAACGATGAAGTATCAGAAGACAGTCAATAGTGTTAACAATAATGACGAGTTTTCGTCTGAGTTGATGGAAGCATATGGTAAGTGGATGGGTGGAGACACCTTCCAGAATACTACCATTAGCGAAGCAGCATTTGATGGTATGCCACAGCAGTCCAATGGTGCTGAAATTGAAGACACTACGGTAAAAGCAAAGAAAGCAAAGAAAACGGTCAAGAAAGAAGAAGTAGAAGTTCTTGAGCGTGAAGAGTATGAGATCGATGGCGAGATTTATGTCATCGAGAAAGTAAAGATGGATGGCGTTGATGACAACGGCAACACCTCATGCTGGAAAGGATATAAGAAGCAAGGCACTAAGAAAAAAGGTGGTAAAGAAGTTAACAACTGTGTAAAAGCAGGCGTTGAATATGAAGGTGATGAACTCACTGAAAAGAAACTTGACCCCGTAGGTAAGGCAGATGCTGACATCGATAACGATGGCGATGTAGATAAGTCTGACAAGTATCTCCACATGCGTCGTAAGAAGGTCTCTAAGATCATTGGTATGTCAAAGAAAAAATGAAAACATTCAAACAACTTCGCGAAGATTGTGGCAGTAGTTGCCCCAAAGATTGTAAGAAAAGTTGCTGTAATAAAAAAACCAAGAAAAAAGAAAAGAGCACTGTAGAAGTCATGCCTACTGTTAATGACGGACAGAAGGGCATGGTTACTAAACCTACTAATGAGTCAAAGAACTATCAGGGTCCTTTGTATGCTCCATGGTCTGCTGTTGTTAAAGGCAGAGGTTTTGATCCGCTAGAAGAATCTTTTGAAACTGGTGTAGCAAAAGCAAGACGCGACTACCGTTCTGGAACACTTTTAAATTTTAAACAGTTCATGTCAAAATTGACATCTATTTTAGACGAGTGGGAGAAATAAATAGTTCATGCTCTATGACATGAACCAATGTTATCCTTTCTACTTCCACTAGCATCCAAAATTATTTCTGATGCTGTTAATAAAATTCCAGAAAATGAAGAACTGGGCGAGAAACTTGTTGAGATCTGTCTTGCTATTCTTGCTAAGGCAGTTAAGTTAACTAAGACTGACATGGACGATCAACTTCTGGAAGTTGTATCGAAAGCGATTGCTGCTCGCAAAGATTCCTAAGAATATAAATAACCATTAGGAAAATAAACGCTGAATAAACATGTCTCTATACGGAAGAACTGACAGCAATGCAAATAAAACCAAAGCTGGTGTAGGCATTGCAGCGTCAAGTCAAGCAAAAACTACAGTCTTCGTTGACGAGACTGAAGCACAACTAAACGAAACCAAGTCCCGTGGTATTACTGGTCCTGGTTGGTGGTCTTATTTCACCTATACTGATTCTTCTGGCGCAACCCGTCATAAGGCAGAGCAACTTATTTTTGTTGCTAATCCTGATGGCACAGAAACTCAGGCAGATGATGCCATCGCAGCAGACGTAGCATCGGCAGTTACCATTACGGTTCAACCTGCTAACTCTACATCTTCTTCAGGTTCTGGTACTTATACCCTCACCACTACGACAACAGGAACACCTGGAGCACTTGCATATCAGTGGCAGCGTCAAACTGCAACTGGTAAGCGTTGGGTTAACATCGCTGCTGGCACAGACACAGGTATTACTTATGCAGACTTCACGACAGCAACTCTTGCTTACAGTGGTCTCGCTGGCGATACTCTGGACGGTAACAAGTTTAGAGTCAAGATCACCTCTGCGGGTGGTACTGAAGAAGTAATGTCAGATGGTGCTGCAACACTAACCTTCGGAAGTTGATGAATGAACTTCGCTGAATTGACGCCAGACAACTGGCTCTTCTTTGCTATTCAAAATTATAACAACCCGTCGTCAGTAACTTATAGTGATTTTGAAGAAGACTTAAAGAGATTTAAGTATATCAAAAGATTACTAAAGCGATATGAGACGACGGGTGAGTTAAAAACACATCTTATTTTAAATCATGTGATTGTATTATATAATGTGTTTGGTGAAGCAGGAACACCACTCTTGTTTTATAAAATTGAAGCAACATACTGGTCTCAAATCAAGGCGTTTATGTTGTTTCTAAATAGATTACCGCCCACTTTTACTGATGCTGACGAAGAATGTCTAAGAAGTCTGAATCTAATTTAAATGAAATGATGGCAGGAGACGGTTCTGGTCTTCAGTTGCCACCTGCTTTTGTTATGGTGAATCCTAGACAGCACCGTAAATATAAAAAGAATAACCAAGACAAAGTTGATGGGCGCACATCCGGCGCTCGTACCCTCTTCGATCGTATACAAAAAAGAAAAATGAAAGAACAACTAGAAACACAAATTGACGAAGCAATTGTGTCCGATACAGAGAGGGCACAGAAAGTTATCCAACAGGGTAAGAAATTGAATCGCCAGAAAGAAATGCAAAAAAAGCGTAAAGAGGCGAAAGAAAAAATGATGAATAAGTCTGGTGAGATGGATACTCTCATGAAGGCACGTATGTCTGACTTTAAAAAGAAAGCAAAGGATCAAGAAAAAAAGGTCCAACAAAAAAATTCTTATGAACCCACAGGTGAAATTATGACTGAAAATCAAGATGTAGTTCAAGTTGCATTAGACGTTGCGACATCAGAACTCAATCCACAAGGTGAAGGATCATTTGCTAAGGTACAATTTGGCGATGGATCTACACAAAACCTTGATAACTTCTCAGCAAAACGTATTGCTGCTTGCTATGCTCAATTAGATGATAGTCATAAGCAACAGTTCCAGTATCTACTGAACAAAGATGCTTCTTCATATCAAACAGCACTCAATTTCGCAGTAAGGAACGTTTAAGTATGGCATTCGGTCTTGGTAGATTAGCAGTATTAGAATCAAAACTCGATATTTATGAAGACCTCTCGAAAGAGATGCTTGATAAGCTCGAAAGAGCAGTTGGAACAATCTCAGAGAACAGCAACAGAGTTGCTGTAATCTTGGAGCGCCATGAAAATCGTTTGGATGAATCTGAACGTGCCGATAAACTCATCATCGGTATGCTGGAAGAGATGAAGGAAAGACATGAGAAAGATATGTTGATGCTACATGAGCGAATTGGCAAGGTCCAGAAAAAAACGGAAAGCAATACTAGGTTTGTCATTGCTACCTCTGCTGTCTTGACAACTCTTGTGACAGTATTACAAGTGTTCCCTCCTGTCTTCAAACTGTTGACACCCCAAGTAAACGCTGCTATTATAGGACCAGCGAATCCCTAGTAGTGAATGTCATTCATTGACGTAAAGTATATACAACTAGTATCCTCTCGTTTGACTCTTTTTAGTCGCAAGAAGGCAGACCTGTATAATTTCAGGTGTCCTTACTGTGGTGACTCACAAAAGAGGAAGAATAAAACGAGGGGATATCTTTTTAAAATCAAGAATGACTTTGTGTTTAAGTGCCATAACTGTGGCATGGGTAGAACACTTTCTAATTTTTTAAAGGACCAGGATATGTTTCTCCATGATCAATATGTCATGGAGAAATTTAAAGATGGTAGGACTGGTAAGGGAACTACAGTACCCAATCCTAAGTTTGAATTTGCACCACCAAAGTTTGCCAAGAAAGATACAAATCTTGAAAAGATTTCTTCGCTAAATATATCTCACCCGGCAAGAGAATATCTTGAGAACCGAGGAATCAAAGATCTAGATTACTTCTACTATTGTCCCAAGTTTAAGGCTTGGACAAATGAACAAAAGAAGATGTTTGATACTCTTAGACAAGATAGTGCTCGCATTATTATTCCATTCCGAGACAAAGAAGGTAACCTGTTTGGATACCAAGGCAGATCGCTCGCCCCTAAGGCAAAACTAAGATATATAACGATCATGCTAGACGAAGAACACCCAAAGATCTTCGGACTGGATAAAATACAAGACGACAAACCTGTATACATTGTGGAAGGACCATTCGATGCTACCTTCCTCAGTAACTCTGTTGCTATGGCAGGATCTGATGCTGATGTTAGAACCTTTGGTTGGAACAATTACATCTGGGTATTTGATAATGAACCACGCAACAAAGAAATCGTCAACCGAATCTCTAAAGTTATTGACCGAGGAGATAAGGTAGTCATTTGGCCAAAGAAGATACAGGAAAAGGACATAAACGATATGTTCCTTGCTGGACACGACGTTCAGAACATGGTAGACTCTAATGTCTATGCTGGATTAGAAGCAACCCTTAAATTAAACGACTGGAAGAAAGTATGACAAACGGACACGGTATTAAAGTAAAGAAGCGTAATGGCGCTGTAGAGGGTTTGAACCTTGATAAGATCCATAAGATGGTAGAAGAGGCATGTGAGGGTCTAGGGAGCGGTGTGAGTGCCTCTCAGGTAGAGATGAACTCCGGTCTCCAATTCTTTGATGGGATTCAGACAAGCGATATTCAAGAGATCCTTGTTCGCTCTGCTAGCGACCTGATTAGTTTGGAGAATCCTAACTACCAATTTGTTGCTGCTCGATTACTTTTATTTGGAGTTCGTAAGCAAGTTTTTGGTCCTGATTGGATCAGAGGATACCCTACTGTGTTGGATCACGCAATAAAATGTGTCTCCAAAAGTGTTTATGATGATGGTATCTTGCGTAAATATACTCAGGAAGAGTGGAACAAGATTGATTCTTACATGGATCATGATCGTGATATGTTGTTTACATACGCTGGTCTCCGCCAAGTTGTAGATAAGTATCTTGTTCAGGATCGTAGTTGTGGTGAAATGTATGAGACTCCTCAATACATGTACATGATGATTGCGGCAACTCTTTTCCAAAATTATCCTATAGATACTAGACTGGATTATGTCAGACGATACTACAACGCAATCAGCAAGCACAAGATCAACATCCCAACGCCAATCATGGCAGGAGTTCGGACACCACTCCGTCAATTTGCATCTTGTGTTCTCGTTGATGCTGATGACTCCCTCGATAGTATCTTTAGCAGCGATATGGCTATTGGTAGGTACGTCGCACAGAGGGCTGGTATCGGTATTAACGCAGGCAGAGTTCGTGGCATCAATTCTAAAATTAGAGGCGGCGAGGTACAACACACAGGTGTTGTCCCCTTCCTTAAAAAGTTTGAAGCAACTGTCAGATGCTGTACACAAAACGGCATCAGAGGTGGTTCTGCTACAGTTCACTTTCCTATCTGGCACCAGGAAATAGAAGACATTATTGTTCTTAAGAATAATAAGGGAACAGAAGACAATCGAGTGAGGAAACTTGACTACTCAATCCAAATTTCAAAACTTTTCTACGAACGTTTCATTGCGAATGGAGAGATTAGCCTCTTCTCACCGCATGACGTACCAGGTCTCTATGATGCTTTTGGTACTGATGCATTTGACGCTCGCTATGTGGACTATGAATCAGATCAGTCTGTTCCGAGAAAGACTATCGGGGCACAGGAACTTATCCTAGATATTCTGAAGGAGAGAGCAGAGACTGGTCGGTTATATCTTATGAATATTGACCATTGTAATGCACATTCTTCCTTTAAGGACAAAGTTTACATGAGTAATCTTTGCCAGGAGATCACTCTCCCAACAAAACCACTTCAGCATATCGATGACCCTAACGGTGAGATTGCTTTGTGTATCTTGTCTGCTGTTAACATAGGTAAGGTATCAAAGAAAGATGAACTGGAAGAAATTTGTGATCTTGCTGTTCGTGGTCTGGAGGAACTGGTAGATTATCAGGAGTATCCAGTAGAAGCAGCAGAATTGAGCACCAAGAATCGTAGATCTCTTGGTATTGGTTATATCGGACTCGCACATTACCTAGCAAAAAATGGAGAACACTATGATGATCCCGCAGCATGGAAACTCGTCCACGACTTGTCTGAATCTTTCCAATATTACTTGCTCAAGTCAAGTAATGCCATCGCTAAAGAGAAGGGCAGGTGTGGATATTTTGATAGAACCAAGTATGCAGACGGTATCCTCCCAATCGACACTTACAAGCGTGATATCGATGAGTTCTGTGGAACGGAATTGAATCATGATTGGGAAAGTCTTAGAGAATCTATCGCTACCTACGGTCTTAGGCACTCAACACTGTCCGCACAGATGCCTTCAGAGAGCAGTTCCGTTGTGTCAAACGCAACTAATGGAATCGAGCCACCTAGAGGATATCTGTCCACTAAAAAGTCTAAAAAAGGACCACTCAAACAGATCGTTCCTCAGTATGGTACTCTCAAGAATAATTACACTCTTCTATGGGATATGAAGGGCAACGATGGATACATTAAAGTTGTCGCTGCTATGCAGAAGTTCTTTGATCAGGCAATTTCTGGCAACTGGAGTTATAATCCAGAGAACTATGACAATAATGAGGTCCCAGTATCTGTTATGGCAGGTGATTTCCTGAAGACATACAAGTATGGATGGAAAACTTCTTATTATCAAAACACATATGATAACAAAGATGATTTGTTAGATGCTATTGATGAGAAACCAAATCAAGTCCAAGATTTATTATCAGAAATTTTAGAAACCGAGGAGGATGACTGTGACAGTTGCAAAATTTAGAACAAATAATCAAATGCGTAGTCAAGTAGATGGTATGACGGTGTTTAATACGAGCATTGTTGACAGCACCAAGCAAAAAATGTTCTTTGGACCCCCTCTTGGGGTTCAGAGATATGATAAGTTTAAGTACCCTGTGTTTGATAAACTTACACAGCAACAACTAGGTTATTTCTGGCGTCCTGAAGAGGTATCTCTTCAAAAAGATCGCGCTGATTATCAAATTTTAAATGATGCACAGAAACACATCTTCACGTCGAACCTTAAGTATCAAATCCTCCTTGACTCTGTACAAGGTCGTGGTCCTGGCATGGCTTTCATGCCTTATTGCAGCCTACCCGAGCTTGAGGGTGCCATGAATATCTGGCAGACCATGGAGATGATCCATAGTCGCTCCTACACCCACATTATCAAGAATGTATATGCTGATCCTTCTGATGTCTTTGATAAAATCTTAGATGATGACAGGATTCTTGCTAGAGCACAGTCAGTTACTAGTGCTTATGATGAGTTTCTACAGGCAGCACAGGAATGGGGTGCTGGTAATCAATGGGAACATGCTTTGGATGAAGTTCCAACAGCACAGATAGAACTTCGTGAACTCAAGCGTAAATTGTATCGTGCTGTGGTCAATGTTTACATCCTAGAAGGTATTCGTTTCTACGTATCATTTGCTTGTTCATTTGCTTTTGGTGAACTCAAACTTCTCGAAGGATCTGCTAAGATTATTGGTCTCATTGCTAGAGATGAGAGTCAACACATGACTATTACCAAGAACATTATCAAAAAGTGGTTGGAAGGTGATGATCCTGAGATGGTCGAGATTGCTAAGGAAGAGGAAGAGAATGTATATCAGATGTTCCGTGAGTGTGTAGAAGAAGAGAAGTCTTGGGCGGAGTATTTGTTTAAAGATGGTTCTCTTATTGGTCTTAATGACAAACTTCTTGCTAAGTATGTTGAGTGGACTGCTAATCGTCGTCTAAAGTCTATTGGATTAAAGGCAATTTTTGATACTCCTATCACAAACAACCCTCTACCATGGACCGAGCACTGGTTATCTTCTAAAGGTATGCAAGTTGCTCCTCAGGAAACAGAAGTAGAATCATATCTAATTGGGAGTATTAAACAAGATGTTGAAAAAGATACGTTCGCTGGTTTTCAGTTGTGATAAGATATTCTTTACCTGGTTGGAGGGAAGATCTCCTACGGACAAACCGACTCAATCAGGAGGAGAGAGATCTCCTCTCAAAGGGTCCGTCAAGTCTCGCTCAAGCGTGGCGAATGCAGGCAATAAAATACAAATACGTGACCCATGGGACTGAATAAATAATGGAGGTTATATCATGAGTATGTGGCAGAAAATAAAGAGTATCCGAATCCCTGGATGTATTGTGGGAGCGTCTTTGACGGGTCTCTTATTGGGGACAACTATGGTTTTGTTTACAAGATTGCCTGTAGCACCACCAACCGTTCCTACATCGGTAGAAAATACTTCTGGCAAAAACGAAAGCCTAGAGATACTGGTCAAACTAAGAAGCGGCGAAGAGTTACAAGTGAAAGTAACTGGAGAAACTACTATGGAAGTTGTCCAGAACTTAGTGATGATATTAAAAAATATGGACGGGAGTCTTTTGCTAGAGAAATCCTCTCCTTACACACCACACCAGGACGAGTCAACTACGAAGAGACCCGCCAACTCTTCTTACACGGTGTTCTGACGGAAAGCTTGACAGATGGCACCCCTGCCTACTATAATAGCAACATCCTCGGACGTTACTACAGGAAAGACTATTTTGATTTTGGAAACAATTCTGGCATTGACGCCTGCTGACTATGACCACCTTGCGAGAGCAGTACAAGTTGAAGCAGCAACTGGAACTAAAGATGAATACTGCGTTGCGGTTTCCATCCTTAACAGGGTTAACTCCCCTGTATTCCCTAACAATGTTGCCGATGTAGTTTATGCTCCTGGTCAATACGAAGGTTTCTTATACCGTCGTCCAGCAGCAAAGTCAAGTGTTGTTGCTAGGTTAAAAAACACAGACAATCTTCTGGAAGCGTATTCAATTATTGGAGACAGGACCAGTTTTAAAGGACAGCGTATGTTGCCTTATCGTGTAGTTGCAGAAGATCCAATGTGTGATCGTAGAGGAAACTTTTACCATTATCATTGGCAAAGTTAAAAAAATATGACTCAGTAGCTCAGTTGGATAGAGCAACTGCCTTCTAAGCAGTCGGTCGTTGGTTCGAGTCCAACCTGAGTCGCCAGTCGGTATGGCGGAATTGGTAGACGCGCCAGGTTTAGGTTCTGGTGTCTTATGACGTGGAGGTTCAAGTCCTCTTACCGACACTCGCTCGAATAGCTCAGAGGTAGAGCACCTCCTTTACACGGAGATTGTCGGGGGTTCGATCCCCTCTTCGAGCATTACTCATATGAGGTTAAATGCTTACTAATGTTATCTGCAAGATGTAAATTATGCAACAAAGAACTGACAAGCAATAGCAAGGTTCAGTTCTGTGGGTGTCCGAATCAGATGAAGGTTGTGGACGATACCGTGGGAGCAATTGACTTGGGTCAAGTAGTTCTAACGAAACATGACAAAAAGATCAAATATCATGGTATCCTGACACCTGATGACCTAAAATACCAAGAGGAACGACGCCAACGCAAGGTCCGCCGCATCACTTTTGAGGAACGCTAATGATTAATCTAGACGCTCGTTATCACGAATACTTACATAGTAACAAATGCTTTACTATCGATGGAGCATGTGAAAAAGTAATCGCCTACGGGTGGACAGATGATGGAGTGACCATTAATGGGTATTATGTCTTGACAAAGAACTATAAACTCCAGTATAATATGAAAGAACAATGTATCTCGATGCAGCAACGCATCGGAGTGTAATCAACCTACTGAATATGAAAATTTTTCTAGACACTGCTGACTACGAAGCAATTGCTGAACGCTATACGACTGGTCTAGTTGATGGTATCACTACAAATCCTACACTAGTTCGTAAGTCTGGTGTGGACTATGTGGAGTTCATTAAAACTCTAGCAAATAACTTTGCCTTTGAAAGCATTTCTGCTGAAGTAGAAGGTGAGTCTTGCTTTGAGATGCTTACCAATGCTATTAAGTATCGTGATATTGGTGAGAATGTTACGATCAAACTGCCCCTCACTGTAGAGGGTTTGAAGGCATGTAAAGAACTCACTGCTCAAGGTGTAGAGACTAACGTTACGCTATGCTTCAGCGCCGCTCAGGCAGTGATGGCAGCGAAGGCAGGTGCCACATACATCTCACCTTTCGTGGGTCGTATGAATGACAACTCACTCAGTGGTGTTGAACTTGTTCGTGCTATCTCTGGTTTGTATTGTGCTCATGGTGTTCGTACCAAGATCCTTGCTGCCAGTTTGAGAGATGTCCACCATGTCTCTCGCTGCTTGATGTATGGTGCTAGTGTAGTTACATTGCCACCTGCTGTATTCGACAAAATGTATAACCATGTGCTGACCGATTCTGGTCTGGCAATTTTTGAAAAAGATTTTAAGGAGATCAATGGTTGAAGTTCCGTTTGATGAATTTGAAAAAGACTTCGATGCTTACATGGATCGCATTGAAGCAGGCGAAAGCTTTATAGTTCGTAAACCAGATGGAACTGCTGTTATGGCAGTCCCTGCTGATGAATACAAAGAACTAACAGATCAGGTTACTGATACTGATTGGGAAAATATGATGACAACACATGACGATGCTAGTTAAAACATTAGAATCTATTGCTAAGAATGAACTCTACATGGGGTACATCTTTGGCATCATGATCTTGGGTGGATTCATCCGTGATTATAGTGCTCTTGAGGATGTATATGCTTTAGCAAAGAAATACATCAAGGACAATCGTGTCCTTGTTATTATCACCTCACTGTTGGGTGGTATACTACCTATTCCAGGACGTGTTGCTTTATCAGCACCACTCCTAGATGCCATTGCTCCAAGAGATCAAGAACGCCGTTCTGATTTTGGTGTAATTGATTACCTATCAGTCCACCATTACTACTGGTGGTCTCCACTAGAGAAGACAGTTGTTCTACCTATGGCAGTGATGGGTGTATCCTATGGAACATTCCTAGGATATACTATTGTTCCTTTGATTATCACCTTGACATACACATGGTGGTACATCTTCACTAAGGTTCCAGCTTCGTCTGTTGTCCCTAATCTAGATTATGTTCGTGAGTTCAACTGGCGTCGTGCTCTCACTGGATGGGCACCACTGATTGCTACTGTGATTCTTCTATTGAATACAGGCAAAGGTGGGGCAATCTTCTTCTTCCCTTGGTTCCTTGGAATGGCAATCTACTATTCTATTGTGTTCAAGGATTGGAAGTGGGGCAAGTGGTTGGATGGTAAGTTTGCCATCATCGCTACACTTGTCCTTGCCCTTGGTGGTGTGGTAGGATTGGTGAAAGGACCAGTGATGGAGTATCTCAACGCAGCAACGCCTGGGATGCTTATTCCTGCCTCTCTAGTCGCAATGGTTGCTGCCTATGCTATGGGATCATCTGGCAAGTATGCTGGCATGACCTCTGCTCTGGTAGCAATCTTTGGTCCTCAATACTTGGTGTGGTTCCTCTGTACTGAGTATTCAGGATACCTTATCTCACCCGCCCACAAGTGTCTCATGATCGGACAACAGTATTTCGGCACACCAATTCGTAAATACTACGTTGTCCTCACCCGATTATGTGCTATACTTATTGGGTACGCAGCACTCGTCACCTTCGTCCTATGAAACCCACTGTCATTCTTGAGAGATTTCCTTACCGCTACGTTCAGTGCGGTCTTCTGGAGATCAACGGTAGACCTGACTACCGTATTCAAAAGTATCATGAGTGGAAGAAGAGATACTTTGACATGTATTTCCTTGACAATCAAATGCAACTAGACACCTGTCTAGAAGATGTAGAGTATACCAAATGGTTAGATCCAGATGGTGTGCCCTGCTATGTCCGTGACACTGTAACAAACTAAGAGGTTATTATGAGCGTAAGATCACAAGTTCAAGTTGCTGAAGAAGCACTCCGTCAAGCACTGATTAACGCTCTTGCTGAGGGAGATGAAGATTGTTTGTCCGAACTGTTTACTCAGTATCAAGCAATCAGTAATCTGAATAAAAAAGTAAATGACTTAACTCATTTTGCTTATGATTCAAATTACAATTTCAATCTGTCGTCTGATTATCTCCCTCGTCCTGGGGGAGATTTGGATAATTTTGATAATGTTATTGATTTTGGTGGTAACATTAGTATCAATACTAATAGTGATGATAGTATCACCTTCAGTTAGTCTCGGTAAGACTCTAAACTAGCCCTGGTGCGGGTGATTACGTTGCCGCTCAGTTTCTTACTTCTGATAAAAAGTAAGTGGTGGTGCCAAAACCCCTTCCGTGTGGTTGGTTCTTGTTTACAACTGAAACAAACAAGTGGCGTGCATGTGCCTTAGGGGATTGACCTCCCCTTTTTTTGCGAATGTAGTTCAGCGGTAGAACGCTATCCTTCCAAGTTAGATGTCGTCGGTTCAAGTCCGATCATTCGCTTTTTAAAATATAGATATGAAGATAGGAGATATACAAGCACATAAGTATCCAGAAGCAGCAGATATTAATCCTGTTCTCCATAAAATTATATGTGACAACAGTGTTATCAGTGATAAGGGAGCATTGATGACACAGTGGGATTGTTTTGATGTTAAAGAATTTAATGTTCTTGCCGACTACGCAAAGAGTTTGCTTGATAAACCAACCAAGTTAGTTGACTTATGGGGTCAAGTATATAACGAGGGACATTATCAAACCTTTCATAATCATATACACAATGACTGGTCTTTTGTTTACTATGTTAATACACCACCAGGGTCATCTCCAATTGTATTCAGGGGAATGAGCAAGAGGATTAAACCTGTTGCTGGTATGATGCTATTATTTCCTGGGTATGTGGATCACTATGTTCCTCCTAATAAAGGTGTTGGACGTAGTATAGTAGCAGGCAATCTTGTATATTCATAAATACTTCTAGCTTAGAAATAGTGTCTTCAGGACTGGAAGTATGTCAAAAATTCTTGCAAACCAAATTGCCAACTACGGGGATAACTCTCCTGTTGAGGTGAAGGAGGGTGTAAATATTCCTGCTGGAAAACCACTACAAGCAGCAGGCATTCCAGGTGCTTCTGGTCAAGTTCTTACAGCAACTGGTGCTTCTATTCAGTGGACTACTCCTTTTGATGGCAGTTATCTTAGTCTTACCAACACACCTACAATTCCTGCTGCTCAAATTCAATCTAATTGGAATGCTACTGGTAATGATGTTTCTGCGATTTTAAACAAACCAGTTATTCCAGCACAACCTAGTATTGTATTAACTGGTGTTGGTTCTTCGACACTAACATACAACCAAGCAAATGGTGAGTTTACATTTACTCCGCCAGATCTTTCTTCATATCTTACAACATATACAGAAACAGATCCTATTTTCTTAGCGTCTCCAGCGTATCAGATTACCAGTCAGAATAGAATCGACTGGAGTACTGCATATTCTTGGGGAGATCATAGTCAAGCAGGATATATTACAACATATACTGAGACTGACCCTGTATTTAATGCTTCAGTTGCTGCTGGAATTACTACACAGAATAAGACTAACTGGGACACATCATATGGGTGGGGTAATCATGCCACTCAGGGTTATATAACCTCATATTCAGAGACTGACCCTGTATTCACTGCTTCAGTTGCTGCTGGAATTACTCTTACTAATGTATCTAACTGGGACACTGCTTATACGTGGGGAGATCATGGGCAAGCAGGTTATCTAACTGGTCTTTCTTCTTCTTCAATTGGATTATTGAGTGATGTTGCTATTAGTGGACCAGTTGCAGATCAGTTGTTGAAATATAATGGTTCTAATTGGATTAATTATACTCCATCATACTTAGAATCGTATACAGAAACCGATACACTAGCTAGTATTACTGCCAGAGGAGCTAGCACAACAACTACAGTTACTCTAACCGATCTTAATATAAGTGGAAATTTAAATGTTCTTGGAACAACAACTACTAATAACGTTTCAACCTTAAATGTAACTAATAACGAAATAGTTCTCAACGAGAACCAAGCGTCTGGTGGATTAGATGCTCTCCTTACAAATGAGAGGGGTACTGATGCTGATGTAAGTATTAAATGGAATGAAACCACTGATAGGTGGCAGTTTACTAACGATGGATCTACCTATTATAATTTTGCTATCAACGCAAGTGAACTTACAAATGATGCTGGGTATCTAACAACTTCAAGTTCTATCAATTCTCTTGGTGATGTTACAATTAGCACACCAACTAATGGTGATGTATTATCATATAATGGTAGTGATTGGGTAAATGCTCCAGCATCAATTACTGCTAAAGCATCTATTTCAGATGCTGCTCCATCTAGTCCATCGCCAGGAGACATGTGGTGGAAGTCTGATGAAGGCACCATGAAGGTGTGGTATGATGATGGCAACACAGCACAGTGGGTTGATGCTTCTCCTGTTGGCGATCCATTTGAAAATGTGTATGCTAGTGTAGCATTCTTCCCTGGAGCAAATGTAAATACTGGTGCTTTCTCATACTCTGAAGCGACTGGTGCGATGTATTATTCCAACTCTGTAAGTTGGACTAGTCAGAGACTTGTTACTACCAATAGTTCCACTTCATCCGACTTTGCTACACTACTTGCTAATACTCAACTAACATATTCTGTTAGCGCAATAGATTATACTACAGGTGGATCAGCAGCATATAATAATGCTAGAAAAATTGTAAGATTATCGGATTCTCAAGGTGTTACTAGTGATATTATCCTGACAGCAGGAACAGGATTATCAGTAGTCAAATCTAATAACGAGATTACATTCAACAATGATGTAGTTGACACCACGTATGGCATTTCTGTTGAGGCATCTTCTGGTGCTAACTCCATCTTAAGATTAACTGATAGTCAGGGAGTCCTAGATGATGTTGTTTTTGCTGGTGCTGATGGTTTAACAGTAGAAAACACTGACGCAAATACAATTACATTCAGAGCACCTGATATTTCTTCTCAGTTCTATACTGATGAGGAAGCACAAGATGCTGTTGCTACGATGTTTGCTAATGGTACACATACAAATATCACATTTACATATGATGATACTAACAACTCTCTTAGTGCCACAGCACAAGCAGGCGGTGGAGGTGGTGGTGGAACTACTTATGACTTAGTGGGTTCTAATACTAATAGCAATAATGCTATTATTACTCTACTGGATGCTAATAATAACGAAGATAATATTGAAATTACTGGTGGTGGTGGAACTGACGTTTCTTGGGATGGTCCCAATGAAAAAATTACTATTAGTAGCACAGCACCAGTTCAACCAGACTGGGATGCAACATCAGGACTAGCAGAGATTCTCAATAAACCATCTATTCCGTCAGCATATGCATTACCTACTGCTGCAGCAGGAACTTTAGGTGGTATTAAAGTTGGTGCTAATCTGAGCATAGATGGCGATGGTATTCTTAGTGCTAATGCTGGGGGATATACACTACCAACAGCAGATGCCACAACACTTGGTGGTATTAAAGTAGGTTCTGGTTTATCTATCGATGGCAATGGAGTCCTGACTGCTACTGGTGGTTCTAGTGTTCCATCAATTCAAGATCTTTCTGGAACTACCGCATCACTTGCTGCTGACCAATCAGCAGAACTAAATATTACAGGTTACAAAGCCTATTCGTTATTTAAAGTTACTACTGATGCTGAGGCATGGGTGCGAGTGTATGTAGATGATGCGTCAAGAGATGCTGATACTACACGAAGTGAGGGAGAAGATCCTACCCCAGGTAGCGGTGTTATTTCTGAAGTGAGAACATCTGGAGCAGAATCAATTCTAATATCCCCAGGCATCATGGGGTTTAATAATGATAGTCCAAGAACGGACACCATTTATTTGTCAGTCACTAACAGAAGTGGATCGGCAACTACAATTACAGTTACTCTAACAGCACTACAGATCGGAGAATAATACAGATGGCAATTTTAAGGTCAGTCGTTGATGTCAATAACGGCAACACAGGTTGGACTAATACCGACGTAATGGATGCGTTAGAGACTGTGTTTGCCAACCTAGGATTTCATGGTGGTTCCGCTGTAAGTGGAGTTCCTGTAACTGTTGTTTCTCCAACAGGAGAAAGAGGTTTTAATTTAGGATGGAATACTGCTGTTCAGGATCGGGGAAATCTTTCATATCGTGTATGGCAATATGATGTGATCAGTCAGGGAACTTCGGCATATAGAATGCTGAAAAAAAATATTATTGCGACTTATACATCTGGTGGTCCTAACTCTGATACTGATGAGATTACTTTTAGTTGGATGCATGGTTTAACAACAGGAGATCCAATTCACTGGGGTCCTGGTGAATCTGATAATAACAAAAATTTAAATGGACTTACATTAGATACAGTTTATTATGTTATTGTAGTTGATTCTACAAAGATTAAACTAGCGGCTAATGCTGTTGATGCTGGTAATGGAGTAGCAATTGATTTGTTGTATGGTAATATTTGGAGTGATAGTGCTGCACTAGGTTCTAGTCTTTCTTACTTTAGAGACATTGATGACGCTCAATTTGATAACCGCACTATTGAAATAGGAACTGGAGATCAGATTAAGTTTAATGTAACTGACACAAGTGGTGGTGACTTCAGTCTCTGTGGCGGCACTGATAACTACGATGCTGCTAAACTACTAAATGATTCGACTTTTAGAACGTCTTACGCTACTACTAGCTCTGCATCTCTTGCTAGCACTAGTAATATTACCTCCGGTGAATTGAATTGGCAAGCTTATTATTGGAAACAAACTGAAGATGAAAGAAGCCTTCCTGATGAGAGAATTCCTTTAGTATACAGATCTATCACTGACAATTATGGAATCAAAAAGTATATCTATGCTAATGATACCCATGCTGGTATGAAAGGAGAAATCCGTGTTAATCCAAGAGCTAGTTCTAACTCAGGATGGGATCCATACTGGAAATATACTGTTCCAGCAAATGGTGGTAGATCGGAATTAAAATTGAGAGTTTATAGAGATGTAAGTCAAAGTTCGGAACTTGAAGGAATTACAATTCATAGTGTTGGATCTGGATGGACTAATGGTGATACGTTTACAATCCCAGGAGATCAGGTTGGTGGACAGACTCCATCGGATGATATTAATTTTGGTACAAGAACTCCAGAATCTTCTACTGGTGCTAATGATGGAGTCTGTCAAATTTACATAACAAATTTGGGTGCAGGATCTAACTTCTATCAGAAAAGTGATGACGGTCGTTTTGCTGTATTGAAAGTTGTGAATGATGCTGCTAAAGATTATGGCACATCATATTATGGTTTTGGTACGGCAAATTATAATAGCAATACCATGTATATTAATAGTGGTAATCATTGGAATTACTTAAATAGATTTGGCACAAATTCTGGAATTCTTAATGGTACAACTGAATATGGATACTTTGGTGGAGCTCCTGGATTAGATAGACGAAATAGTCAAAATTATATTAATAGAGATAGTAATAGTTCTTTCACGAGATTTACATATGCTAGTTCCTCGACACCAACTGCTTATCCATTGAGTATCAGGGTGTATAGAGCACAGGCACCACAAGATACAAATTTTGCGGTCATTCAATTCACCCAAACAATTAATGGAAGTATTATTCCATACGGACAATTCACAATTCATAATGGTGCTACCTTTGGATCCAATGTCTGGGACTTAGACAATGTATACATTGGATCAATCACACAGTATAGCACCACAACTAGAGCTATTGACATGTCATATATTTCCCCCGGATATTATGCCGGATCTACTGATAGACCAACTGAAGAACCAGCAAACACATACTCTAAATCTAGGGAAGCTTCTTACGGATACATGAGAGATACAAATTATGGAACTAATTTCTTGTCAAGATATAAATGTAATATTGACACTGACAATGAAGAAACTACTAGTAATGAGATTATGACTTACTATAGAAACAGCACTTACGATCAATATAATGGTAATTCTGTAAATCCTGCTGCTGATTATTACAAACCAATCAAAGGTATTCCTGTCGCACATAACATGGTTCCATGCCCTTACTACTTACCTGATGATTTTGTCATGCTTCAGTTCTCAACTACACCAGGAGCAACTGTATTCAGACCAGGAGATACTGTAACAGTCAGTGCTTCTGAGATTTATGAAGTTGTTCTAGCTGGATATCAAACTAGTCAGAACGGTCTTGATAACGTAGATAATAATAGTTCTATGGGTATGCTATTCCTCGCACGTACAACCTGATGGCAAATATAACACTCTCCGAAACACCAGGCGCTGTGGTGTCTGGTTTCGACACAACTAAATTGATTGCTACTACTTCTACTGCGGTTATCACACCAGACTTCTCTAGTTTAGATAGAGTTTCTGGTCCTCCATTGGGACCACAAAATTTTGACATTACTGATCTAGACAAAGGTGCTTCTCCTCGTGAACGTAGAAGGTCTGAACGTGGATTCCTACGTGGTAGGAGACCATACTTTGGATTGCTCTTCCCAAGAGGGTACTACAATAGATAACTAAATATATTTGAAAGGTAGTATAGTCTAGAAATGGCATTAGATTTTCCTGCATCACCAAATATTAACGACACGTATACATTTGGTGGTGTAACTTGGACTTATGATGGAACAACGTGGAAAGTTTTAGGTAGGTTCCAGTTTACCTCATCTGAAACTGACCCTATCTTTACTAGTTCTCCATCGTTTGGTATTCTTACTCAGAATATTAATAACTGGAACGCAGCACATGGATGGGGAGATCATGCTGGTGCTGGATACTTAACAACCTATACTGAAACTGATCCTGTATTCTCTGCTTCTGATGCTGCTAATGTAACTGCCGCTAAGATTACTGAATGGGATACTGCATATGGATGGGGCGATCATAGTCTTGCCGGATATCTAACAGCAGAATCACAATCATTGGATGCTGTCTTGTCAGTTGGATCTACCACTGCTAGAGATATTACAACTACAGGTAAAATTTATTACTCTAATAATTTTGCCAACTCAGTTGATCTTCCAAATGCAACTA